CGAACACGCCGACGCCGTACCCGTCGTGTTACGGAGCCGTGGAGCCGGGGAAGTGGTGCCGGTGGATCGTGGCGGATGATGCGCCGGACGGGAGGACGGAGACGAGATGAATCTGGATTTACAACGGGTCTCGGATGCGATCAATGCGGTCTGTCCAGACGCAGAGATCACGTCGTACGTTCCGGAGATTGAGGGGGCCAGCGAATCGGGGTCCGGCTTCCTGACGACAGTCCGTTCCGAACGGGCATGCTGGTTCACTCGTGTGGCGTGCTGGAGACGTTCCGGAAGGAGTTGACGCCGGCTCGCATCTCTGTCATTCGAGCAATCTTGGACGTTGCCGCCACGGTGGACGGCGGGGAGGGGGAGCGATGAGCGAGCGGGCGGCGCTGGTGGAGCGGATGGCGGAGGCGATCGCGGGCAGTGTGTACCTCACGGATAAGCCGACGCCGCATTCGGTAGCTTGCTGGACGCCGGAAGCGAAGGTCGCGCTCGCTGCCGTCGAGGCGGCGGGGTGGGGGCCGAGGCCGGAGGCGGTGACGCTCGAAGAGCAGGGCCGGTTGATCGCCAAGTTGAGTGCGACGCCGGGAGTTCGCGGCGGGAAGTTGGCCGTGAATGCCGTGCTCACGTCGGACGTGCTGCGCAGCCGTGGGATCACGGTGGAGGGGCAGGGATGACGGATCGGGAGCTCGTGGCGCGGGCGTTGAGAGCGCGTCGGGTTGGCGATAATCCGGACGTTGCCAATTTTGCCGAGGGCATGCTGGATCACCTGTACTTCCCTGACGCAGATGCCGTGCTCGCGGCGCTGGCCGATGCGGGGCGACTTGTGCCGGACGGGCACGTGTGCATCGAGCGGGGCCGGTGGGAGCGGGTGCGACAATTCGCTGACGATGCCCATTTCGTGATTCATGACACTGGACCGCTCTCTTTCCTGCCTCCACTGTCCAATCTTGCGCTTACGGTATCGGATATGGCGTTAATGCCCGGCGACCTGGACGAGGAGCCGTAGCCGATGCCGCAGGAGGAAGTCATGCGTACTCAGGAATGGCGTAACCGAATCGTCCGCTATGCTGACGTGCCGCCCGATCAGCTACTCGCCAATCCTGCCAACTATCGCCGGCATCCCAAACCGCAACAGGACGCGCTCAGCGGCGTCATCACCGAGGTCGGCTACCTCGACCCCGTGCTCGTGCAGGACGGGACCGACATGGTGATCGACGGGCACCTGAGGGTCGAGCTCGCAATCCGGGCCAATCAGCCCACGATCCGGGTGGCGTACACGGACCTGTCCGACGACGAGGCGGCGCTGATCCTGGCGACGCACGATCCGCTGACGGCGATGGCGTACCACGATCAGGAAGCGCTCGACGCCCTGCTCGCCGCGGTCGCAACCGACGACGAGGCGGTGCGGGAGTTGCTCGAGTCGCTGGCCGGGGACGCGACCACGATCACCGAGGGGTTGACCGATCCCGACGACGTGCCGAGCGTGCCGGACGATCCAATCACGAAGCCGGGCGACCTGTGGCTGCTCGGGCGGCATCGGTTGCTGTGCGGGGACAGCACGGTCGTCACGGACGTGGACCGGCTGATGGGCGGTGCCGTTCCGACGCTGACCGTCACTGATCCGCCGTATGGCGTCGAGTACGACGCATCCTGGCGGGACGAGGCCGCAGCCGCGGGGCTGATCAGCCCCGCGGCTCGCCGCGTGGCTCCTGTCACGAATGACGACCGCGTTGATTGGTCTGAGGCTTTTTCGTTGGTTCCGAGCGAGGTGATGTACTGCTGGCATGCCGACCGGCATGCCAGCGCGGTTCAAGCGTCGCTGGAAGCGGTCGGCTACGAAATCCGCAGCCAAGTCATATGGGCCAAGCAGACGTTCGCCATCAGCCGAGGGCATTACCACTGGCAACACGAGCCGTGTTGGTATGCCGTCCGCAAGGGCGCAACCGCATCGTGGATTGGCGACCGGTCGCAGACGACCCTATGGGGAATCACCTGGGACAAGAACGTCGAAGGCGGGCATTCAACACAGAAGCCCGTCGAGTGCATGGCGCGTCCGATCCGTAACCACGAGGGCGACGTCTACGACCCGTTCCTCGGCTCCGGCACGACCCTCATCGCCGCTGAGCAACTAAACCGCACCTGCTACGGCATGGAGATCAGCCCGGCGTACTGCGACGTGATCGTTCGCCGCTGGGAGCAGTTTACCGGGCAGACCGCGACGCTCGAGCGCGTCGAAGCGGTGGCGGCGGACTGATGGCTGGGCGGCGCATCCCCGACAAGGAGGCGGTCAAGAAGCAGATCGTCTTGCTGCTCTCGTCCGGCTGCTACATCGAAACCGCCTGCGCCGCCGTGGGGATCAGCACCGACACGTTCAACCGCTGGGAAAAGGCCGATGCGGAATTTGCGGCACAGACATCGCGCGCGAAGCCGAACAGTTGGATTGCCGATCTGGCCGCGATGCGACAGGCGGCGATCGCGGGCGACTGGCGGGCGGCCGCCGAGCACCTCGACCGCACCGGATCGCCCTACCGCAAGTCCCAGGACGGCACGCTGACCGTCCATCACTCCGGCACCGTCTCGCACCGCGACCTCTCTAGATTCACCGACAGCGAGATCGACATGCTCGCCGCGATTGCCGACCGCGTGACGGGCGGGCCCGATGACGGCGCGTAAGTGGCAGGACATTGCGACCGAGGTGCGGCGCCATCCGGACGCGTTCCGCGATGAACGGGACCGGCGACGGTTCGGCGCGTTTACCGCCCGCATGTTCCGCGGCTACCAGACGGCGCCGCACATCCTGGCGCTCGTCGACGCGCTGGAATGGGCCGTCAGCACGCCGGACGCTCGCCTGATGGTCACGATGCCGCCGCGGCACTCCAAGAGCCTGCACGTCTCGGAAAACCTGCCAGCGTGGTTCCTGGGCCGGTTCCCGGACAGGCGCATCATCGGGGCGTCGCACACGCAGGAGCTGGCCAACACCTTCAGCCGCCGGGTGCGCAACAAGTTCGATCACCCGCGCTGGCCGTTCCCCGGCGTCCAGATCGCCGGCGACAAGGCCGCGGTCAAGGCGTGGGACATCGAGGGCACGCGCGGCGGCTACATCGCGGTCGGCGTCGGCGGCTCCCCCACCGGTCACGGCGGCGACGGGATCGTGATCGACGACCCGATCAAGAGCGCCGCCGATGCCGACAGCGAGACGGTCCGCGATGCGCTGTGGGAGTGGTACACCGGCACGCTGCGGACCCGGCTCGAGCCCGGCGGGTGGATCATCGTCACCGCGACCCGCTGGCACGAAGACGACCTCTCCGGCCGGCTGCTCTCTGCACAAAAGCACGGCGGCGAACACTGGCGGCACCTGCACTTCCCGGCGATCGACGACGAGACGGGCGGCGCGCTGTGGCCCGAGCGCTGGCCGCTGGACGCGTTGGACCGTATCCGCGCGGCGGTCGGCTCCCGCGTCTGGGAGGCGCAGTACCAGGGACGGCCATCGCCCGCGGACGGCGGCATGTTCAAGCCGCACTGGTGGCAGCGGTACGCGACGCTCCCGCCGGTCACCGCCGCCGTGCTGGTGCTTGACTCCGCATTCAAGACGGGCGTCGCGAACGACTACAGCGTCTTTGCGCTGTGGGCAGCGGACGGCCACGGCAACAGCTACCTCGTCAACGTCTGGAGGGCCAAGCTGGAATACCCCGAGCTGATGAAACAGGCGCACATCGCGCACCGCTGGGCAAAGCAGCGGCTGCCCGGCATCCACGTCCCGGTGGTGATCGAAGACAAGGCCAGCGGGCAATCGGCCATCCAGACGCTCAAAAAGCCGTACCCGACGATGACGGACGGCATCCTGCCCGCGCTGCCGGTGATCCCACACCCGGTCAAGGCGACGGAGAGCAAAGAAGCCCGGGCGGAAGGGGTGACGCCGATCGTCGAAGGCGGGCGGGCGTGGATCCCCGAGCGGGCGCCGTGGCTCGAGGAATGGCTGACCGAGCACATGAAGTTTCCGAACGGCGCGCACGATGATCAGGTCGACACGACCGTCATGGGGATCGTGCGGACGCAGCGGAGCAAAGGAGGGTTGATCTGATGCCCGCGTCCGGCCGCTCCACGTGGCTCTGCGGCGACCGCGCCTGCCGCTGCACGCTGGCGACGGTGCGCGGCGTCTACCCCGCGCGGCGCGTGCGGTTCCTGACCGTCGTGGTCTATCGTGAGGACGGCATCGTCGAGATCGAGTGCCCCAAGTGCCGCAAGGTGAACCGCTTCCGGTGGGAAGCGCCAAGCGAGAAGGTGACGACGTGAGCGACGAAGAGATCATCGCGCGGGCAATCTGGCAAAGCGCATTTCCGAACGAGCCGGTTCAGCCGGGCAAGGTGTACGACGTGTGCCGAGAGCAGGCCGCCGCCTCTGTCGCCGCGCTACGCGATGCCGGGCGGCTCATGCCATCCGGGCTAAGCATTGCCGGTTTCGGTGGCCCTCCACCCACTGTCTGGTTCCCGGTCAACGTCGCCCCGTTGACTGATCCCCCCGATGCTGTAGACTCTGACGCAACGACAGGGGGCAGTCGGTAACAGCCCTGGTAGGTGCCGGGATAGCCGCCGCAAGGCTATGCGTCTCGGCCAGGTTGAACTCAATGATCGTCGGTGACGCTTATGCCGCCGGGTTGACGGATACCCTCCGTCCCCGGCGGCTTTTTGCATTGGATCAGCATGGGGCTGGGTACCGCGCTTCGCAACTGGTTCGACCCTCCGGCGCTGCGCTACCAGCCGTCGCCGCCCCGTTCGTCCTGGGACGCGCTGGAGCTCAACGGTCGCACGATCAACGTGCGGCTGGTCAGCACGAAAGCCGCGCCGCCCGGCTACGAACCGGCGTCCCTCATCGATCTCGGCCGCTCCGGCTCCATCGCCTGGTCATCCGACGAACTGAACCGGACCATCCGCGAGGCGTTCGTCGTCTCCGGCCTGGTCTACCGCCTCATGGCGATCATCGCCGACGCGTTCGCCGAGGGCGTCTTGCGCGTCGTCACCGACGTGGACGGCAAGCCGGAACCGATCCCCGATCACCCGCTCCGGCTGCTGGTCAGCGAACCCAACCCCGAACAGAGCGAAGCCGAGTTCTGGACGCTGCTGTTGCTGACCATGCAGGCGAACGGGTACGGCCTGGTGGAAAAGGTGCGGGCGCTTAGCGGCGAGATCGTCCAGCTCTACCCGCGCAACCCGCAGACGCATAAGCGCAAAAAGAACGATCAGGGCGAGATCGTCTGGGAGCAGCGCAGCGGCGGCAAGTTCGTCCGCACGATCCCGGACGCCGACATGCTGGTCGTGCCGTACCAGCTCGACGCGGGCTACGGGCGGCTGGGCGTGTCGTGGGTGAACGCCGTCTCCCGCGAGATCGGGATCGACATCAGTCTGACCCAGATGCTGAAACTGTTCCTGGACGAGGGCGGCGTGCCCGCGTTCATCCTCGTCAGCCAGGAGCCGATCGGCGACGATGCCGAGGTCGAAGCTATCCAGGAAAAGTGGAAGCAGAAATACGGCGGCGGGCGGAGTTGGGGCACGATCCCGGTCCTGCACGGCGGATTCACGATCGAACGCGTCGCCAGCAACCTCGACGAGATGGCATGGCCGGAGCTGCGCGGCATCACGGAGCTGCGGATCGCGCAGGCGCCGGGCGTGCCGCCGCACCTGATCGCGGCCTACGCGGCGATCACGAACGGCGGGCTCTCGACCACAGAGGTCCAGCAGGCGATGCGTCTGTTGCAGCTCTACACGATCGCCCCGCTCAGGGCGCGGGTCGATGGGGCGTTCACGCGCGGCATCCTGCGGGAGATCGAACCCGACCGGAACGTCTCCCTCCAGTTCGATACGTCCGACATCCTGGCGCTCCAGGAAGACGAGGATGCCAAGGCGGCGCGGCTGCGGGCGGATATGCAGGCGGGCGGCGTGACGCGCGAAGAGTTCCGGCGCGAACGCGGCTACGAAGAGCAGCCGCAAAAGGGCGAGACCTACCTGATGCCGTTCAGCATCGTGGAAGTCATCGCCGGTCAGGTTGCCGAGCCGCCCGCGAATCCGCCGGCGCAACCCACGCCGCCGCCCGCGAAGGCGCTGCCGCGGTATCGCAACGTCAAGGCGCTGTCGCCGCTGGAGCTCGAGGTGCGGTCGTCGCTCGTCGATCGCAACCGGCGGGCGCAGAAGAAGCTCAGCGAGATCGGTGAGCGGGCGCTGCGCAAGTTCTGGCGCGACCAGGGCGAACGCATAGCCGCCGTCGCGCAGAAGAGCGTCAAGGCGGTCGACGATCTGGCGCTCGTCGATTGGGACGAGGAAGAGCGGGCGCTGCGCGAGATCTTGATGCGCTTCTACGGCACGGCGGGCGATCTCGCGGCGGCCGATGCGACGGCGTTCACCGGCGTCGAGGTCGCGTGGGACGTGGCGAACCCGAACATCAGCCGGACGATGGACAAGCTCGGCACGCGCATCCGCGGCATCAGCGAGACCACCCGGCTGGACGTGGCCAAGATCGTGAGCGACAGCCTGCAAGAGGGCGTGACGATCGACGAGATGGCCGGGCGGTTGAAGACGCAGTTCACCGAGACGTACCGCGGCAGGGCCACGACGGTGGCCCGCACCGAGAGCCAGGTCAGCTACAACACCGCCTCCGTGCTCAGCTACCAGGAATCAGGCGTCGTTGACGAGTGCGAGCTGAGCGACAACCCCGATCACACGGACGACTACTCCGCGAGCGACGGCCTGACGTGCGCCACCCGGCACGGGCTCGTCGTCAAGCTGAGCGCGGTCGCGTCCCACATCGAAGCCGAGCATCCGAACGGCTCGCTGGCCGTCATCCCGCTACTAGCCGGGCCCGCGCTCGGAGAGGAGAACTGACATGCGTATCCAGCTCTATGACACGGAGACGATCCCGGCGGCGGGCACGACGACGACGACCCCGATCACCGGGCTCGGCACAGTCGCCTACCTGTTGATGCAGGCCAAGTTCGACTGGGGCAGCGGCGGCACGACCGCCAAGGTCTACGTCCAGACCTCGGTGGACGAGGGCGACACCTGGATCGACATCGCGTGCTTCGCGTTCGCGACAGCGGACGAAACGCGGCTGATGAAGGTCATGGCGACGGACGATCTGACGGACAACACCACGCCGACCGATGGCAGCCTGACCGATGACACGGCGCTTTCCGGCGTGATCGGTGACCGCATCCGCGCCACGCTGGTGGTTGTGGGCACGTACGCCAACAGCACGATCGACCTGGTGGTTGAGGCCAAGTGACGTGAAGCGGTTGCTGGGGCTGATGGGCGGCAAGCCGAATCCGACGCTCTTCCTCGCGCCACTGAACGGCTCGCTCGCGTTCCAGGACCGGGCGGGCGGAGGCACCCTCACCGGCAGCGGGGCCGTACGGTATGCGGCGGCGAGCGGGGCGCGGATCAACCTCATGCGCAACCCGAGCGCCGCCACGACCGCCACGAATATGTGGATTGCCACGACTGGCGGCTCGATGAGTCGCGCGACCGACTCGGTTCTTGGCGCGACGGCGTATCGTGTTGCGGCAACATCGTCCGCCAATTCAGGAGCGATCTTCTGGCGATCCGCAGCCGTCCCTGCGGTATTCCAGATCAGCAGCAAGGTCGCCCACACGTTCGCCGCCGATGTTGCGCTGGTGAGCGGGACGGCCAACTGGCAGGTGATGTTTTACGAGCTTGACGCGGCTGGAACCGTACTCGGCGCGGCGCTTGGTGCAACGTCGATCACGCCAACGGCGAGCGGGTCCAGGATCGTCGTTTCGTATACGCCGACACAGACTGGCGTGCATGCAATCTGCCCCGGCTTCCGACACTTGGACGCCTCCGCATCGGTTCTCGACGTGCGTGCCTGCATGCTCGTGGAAGGCACGCTCGCTGATCTGCCCCATTTCGACGGTTCGACGGGCGGCGTCTGGCTCGATCCCATCACCGGCATCCTCGGCACGGCGCACGCCTCCCCGAGCGTGTCGCAGGCGGTGTTGTGGGGCGACGAGAGCACGACGAACACGATCCCGGACCCGTCGTTTGAGGCGGCGTCGATTTCGTCCAATTGGGTTGCGGCGGGATCGGCCACCATCAGCAAGGTGACGACGCACGCCTATCTCGGCAGCGCGGCGGGCAAGGTCGTCTGCACCGCGAGCACGAGCGACGGGATCAACTCGCTCAACGGCGGCGCGGCCGCGAGCGGGCAGACGTGGACGGTGCAGGCGCGGGTGCGCGCGTTCGCGTCGGGCGACGTGGGCAAGACCATCCAAATCGGCATCAGCGAGCGCACGTCGGCCAACGCGCTTGTGGTCGAGGGCTTCGGGAGCGCCATCACCCTCACCGACAACTGGCAGTACGTCGAGCACACCCGCACGCTCTCCGGCGGCGGCACGGTCGCCAAGGCCACCGCCAAAATCAAAGCGGCGGCGGCGGTCGCCGTTGACTTCGTGATCGATTGCGTCCAACTCGAACAGAAAGCCTACGCCACGTCCTACTGCGACGGCAGCATCGGCACGGGCTACGCCTGGAGCGGCACCGCGCACGCCAGCAGCAGCACGCGGACACGGCTCGACTACTCGGCCACCATCGCCGGGGTGCGCACGTCCGGCGGGCACGTCGCCTACCGGATCAAGGACCTGGGTGGTCATACGGTCCCGGCGTTCATGGATGGCGGCGGCTACGAGGCGGGCGAGTTTGGCTGGTCGCTCTACAGCTACACGGATGGCACGACGGACGACTGGTTCGACCTCGGGTACGACAACAGTGACTACAGGGCCGTGACGGCGGGCGCGGTTACACGAGACACCTGGCAGCTCAAAGAGGGCTGGTGGCGGTTCTCCAATGACGAGCTCGGTATTGGCATCGCCGGTGACGACACCACGGACACGATCGGATTTAGCGATCCGGCGGTGGCGTGCGCCGGTGCATTCAGCGGCGGGGCTGGTTCTGGGCAGTTCCACCTCGGCCCGATCCTGATCGCGGATCGCCCGCTGACGGCGAAGGAGCGGGCAAATCTCGATGCCCGTACGTCTTGGGCGTGGGGACGCCTGTAAGGAGGTTCTATGGCCGTCAAACTCCGGTGCAAGGACATCAAGCCGCACGACTACCTGAACCCGGACGCGCAGATCAACGTGGAGATCGAAGCGTTTGATGACGTGTCCGGGCGCATCTACAGCCGGGGCAACCTCGTGTACAGCGGGGCAGGTCTCGGCAAGTTGACCCAGGCGGAAGTGCGACAGCGGGTGCGTGATGACGCGCTGGCATGGGCCGCTGAACAGAAGGCGGCGATCGCTGGAAGTGCGGAGGCGACGAAGAACGTCCATCTCATCGGACGCCTGAGCACCTTGATTGGGGCGGAGATCGACGTGCCGTAGCCGGTTGACCTGACGCCACGGGCGGCGTAAAGTGACGGCACAAGCGAATGAGTGTGGGTGACTGATGCCGCCCGGGTTTGAACGGTTCGCCGTTCCCCGGGCGGCATCTCGCGTTTAAGGCCAGGGCCGATCAATGGACGAAACCCGCGAACTGGGCACGGCGCTTCTGGAGATGCGGCGGCAGTCGTTGCACCGAGGTGACCTGGTGACCAAGGCGTTGAGCCCGCTGGAGATGAAGGCCGACGCCGAGAAGGGGATCCTCTCCGGCTACGGTTCGAAGTTCTGGGTAGTGGACGGCTACGGCGAGGTCACCGCGCCGGGCTGCTTCGCGCGATCGATCGCCGAGCGCGGGCCAAAAGCGACCAAGAACAAGATCGTGCATCGCTACGAGCACGAGTGGACGGTCGGTCGCCATACCGCGATGGCTGAGGACGCGAGCGGGCTGCCGCTGGAAGCGTTCATCAGCGACGACGGACAGTGGGGCACGACGCTCCGGCGCCACCTCGTGGACGGCATCGAATACGGGCTAAGCATCGGGTTCCGGCGCGTGAACGGGCGACCGGCGACGGTCGAGGATCCGCTGATCTGGGACTACGCGCCGCGCTGGATGCGGGAGACACCCGATCCGAGCATGGTCTACGTCCTCACGGAGGTGAAGCTGCTGGAGGTGTCATCCGTCACGTTCCCCGCGGTTGAGCCCGCGACGATTGACAGCTACCGCAGCGACGCCACGCCGCAACTGGAGCGGCTGCTGGCGAGCGTCAAGGCGGGCACCCTCACCGAGTCCCAAGTCGGACTGCTACGCGAGATCGCGGCGGCGTTGCCCGCTGCCAGCGCCCCGGAGACCGCCCAGGCGGCGGCACAACCAGGCGCCAAGGCAGACAGCGATGACGGCTTGCTGATCCTTGACCTGTTGGTTGCTGAGTACGAAAGGCTGGCAGCATGAGCCAAGTCGAAGTGTTGAAGGAAAAGATGAAGGGGCTGCTTGACGAAACCAAGCTGCTCCAGAAAGCGAAGGCGGACGGATCGCTCACCGACGAGCAGCGCGACCGGGCGGTCACGCTGGCGAGTGAGATCAAGAGCGTCGGCGACGAGCTCCAGCGGTACACGCAGAGCGAGACGGCGTTCGGCGAGCTGGCGAGCCTGGCCGCGTTCGTGGGCGCGCAGCCGGCGAAGAAGGTGCCGGGCGTCACGGACGGCGGGATCGATCCCACCGAGGCGCGCAAGCGTGAAGACTACGAGGGCAGTTGGGCGCAGTTCCGCGCCACCGAGGGCTGGAAGCGCGTCGCGGCGACGGGTGAAGGCAGCTCCGGCAGCTTCCCCATCCGCCTCAAGCGGCAGGGCATGGACGCGGCGCTCAAGCGCGGCGACCTCTCGCCGGACGAGCTGAAGACGCTCATCTACACGGGCGCCACCGCGAGCCTGATCCAGGATCAGCGGCTCTCCGGCATCGTGCGCGGCGACTCGTACGAGCGCCGGGTGCGGGAGGCCCTGACCGGGACCCTCACCGACAGCACCGCCGTCAGCTTCGTCCGTGAGCTCGTCGTGACGAACAGCACGGCTGGCTTCGGCGAGGCGACTACGGCGGGCGCATCGCCGGGACCGAACACCGCGGACTTCCCCGAATCGGCGATCACGTTTGAGGTCGCCAGCGCGTCGGTGAAGAGCATCGGCCACATGCTCCCGGTCACGCGGGAGATGATGGATGACGTCGCCGGGTTCGACAGCTACGTGAGCGCCCGCGCGGAAGAGATGCTGGACGACAAGGTGGACACGCAGCTCCTGACCGGAGCCGGTTCCGCCGATCTCACCGGCATCTACAACACGTCCGGCATCACCGACCTGGACGCGGCGTATTTCAGCGCCAACCCGGTCAAGAGCGCGGGCGAGCCCGCCGAGAACCTGGGGCGCATCCGCCGCGCGCGGACCTACCACATGGTCACAAACAAGGCGCGGGCGTCGCACGTCCTGATCCACCCGTACGACCTCGAGGACCTGGCCGAAACCCGCGACGCGGACGGCAATTACCTGTTCCCGAACGGCATCCCGACGTTCGGTCTGACCTGGGTCGAGAGCGAGAGCGCGACGCAGGGCTCGCCGATCGTGCTGGACCGGCGGCACTGGCTGGTCGCGGACAAGATGGAAAACACCGCGATCATCAGCGATTCCAACCGCGAGTTCTTCGAGTTCCGCATCCTGACGCTCGCCGTCTGGACGCGGCTCGCCCTGGTGCCGCTGCGGCCGGCCGCGGCCGCGAAGGTCACGTTCGCCTAAGCGGCGGCGTTCGCCCGTTGACGTAACCGCCCCGGCAGTGCGCCGGGGCAACCTCCCAAGGAGGGAGCCGATGACCAAGCGCAGATGGTTCTCGATTTCGTTCATCGCCCTGATGCTGATGGCGTCGCTGGGCATCGCGTCGATCGACCGCACCGACGCGGCGCCGGTGCCCGCGAACGCGACGCACCGGATCGTCATGCAGGACGGCGACGCCCGCGAGGTGGTCTACCTCGAGCAAGTCGCGGTCTCCGCCACCGGCGCGGGTTCGGCGATCTGTGGACTCGGCCGCTACGACCTGCATAGCTTCCAACTCAAGCTGGTGGGCACGCCCGCCGGAACCAACCCGACATTCGCCTTCGTGATGCAGCACAGCATCGACGGCGGCACGACCTGGCACACGGCCTACACGTTCACGCAGGTCAACGCGACCGTGACGCCTTCCTCGCAACTCGCCAGCGTGGCGGATGTGAAGGCCACGGCGGCGAACGCGTACGGCGACTGCATGCGGATTTCCTACACGCTCGGCGGGACCAACCCGAGCGCGACGTTCGAAGTCGTCGGCTACTCGCAGGACTAACGCGGCGATGGGGCGGCGAATGGGTCGCCCCGATGCCCGCCGGAGGGACACGATGCGACTGGACCCAGGCACGGAGTTTTCAACGCCCAGCACGGTCACGACCGCGCTGGTGGAAGTGCCGGAGACCGGCACCTACCGGAGCGCGGACGGCAAGGTGAGCAAGTTCTACCGGGCGGGGGATCGCGTCTCACGCGCGGAATACGACCTCTTGCAGATGGCGCCCGTGGAGATCGCAGGCGATGTCGAGCCGGAGGCAAAGGCCGAACCCAAGCCGTCCAACAAGGCTGAGAAGCCACCGAGGAACAAGGCTGAGGCGTGAGCAGTTATACCGATCTTGCACGAGCCAAGCTGGAGCTGTCGTTGTCGGACGCGGTGGACGCGGACGATGACGACATCACGCTGCTCGGCGAGATCGATGAGGAGATGAGCCGGATCTTCGAGCTGAAGACCGGGCGCATCTGGGGCGGCACGGCGACGCCCGCCGCGAAGACCGTTGACGGCGCGGCGGCGGGCTACAGCGACATCCTGATGCTGCCGGTGCCGGTGCGGTCGGTGACGACGGTGGCGATCACCGGCGACTCGCCCGAAACGCTGGCGTCGGACGATTGGGCGCTGTGGCAGCAAACGCGGGAGGGCGACTACCACGCGATCAAGCGGATTGACGGCGGGTGGTTTCCCCGCCGCAACGGGAAGGACCGCGTGACCGTGACGGGCGTCTGGAGCGACACGGCGAACGGGACCACGGTCCCGGCCGAGATCGCCGCCGCCTGCACGTTCGTGGTCGTCGAGACGTTCCGGCAGAAGAAGAGCAGCCCCAGCGGGGAGCTTGGGCCGGACGGCATGACGATCCGCCCGCGCAACCCCTGGGCGTTCGAGCAGGTGAAGGAAGCCATCGCCAAGTACAAGGCGGCGCGGCCGCGGGTGTCGTTCTGATGGATTCACCGGAGGTGGCGTCGATGGAAGAGTTTCTCGGGCCTGGCGAACTGGGCGTCCGCATTGGGTACAGCGTCAGTGGCGTCAAGAAGCTCGAGCGACTCGGCGTGATCAAACCAGCGCTCAGGATGGCCGGGACGAACCGGCGTGTGTGGAAGGGCACTGACGTGCCCGAGATCCAAGAGCAGGTCCGGCGACGCCGTGAAGCCGGCGAGGACAAGCCTCGATATGTGAGGCGCGCCACGTGAACCTGCACGTCCATGTCGATGGCCTCGACGCCTGGGCGCGTCGGTTCCAAGGTGCGGATCGCATCATCGTGGAAGAGCTCCAGAAAGCCGGGCAACGCGCGGGGCTCCCCATCGAAGCGGCTGCAAAGCGGTACGTGCCGAAAGACACGAAAAACCTCATGGCGTCGATTCAATCGAGCCAGGAAACGCGCGGCTACTACGTGCAAACGAAGATCGGCACAAAGGTGCCGTACGCCCGGATCGTGGATGAGGGGCGGACGCCGGGCAAGATGCCACCGCCCGGCGTGTTGCGCGACTGGATGCGTCGGCACGGCTTTGCGCTCGGCAAGCCGCCGAAGACACAGGGCGGGTACTACAGCGGCGAGTTCTTGCTGGCACGGGCGATCAACCGGCGCAAAGTGCCGCGCCCGTATTTGAGCAAGGCGTTCGCCGAGGCACAGCCGCGTATCCGGAAAGAGTTTGCGTTGGTGCCCAAACGCGTGATTGCGCGGCTGCGAGGTGGCGCATGACACCGGACGAAGCCGCTGCCCAGATCGCCGCCGTGATTCGCGCGGCAGCGCTCGCGTCAACCCAGGGCGATCCGCTGTTCGGATTGCGGGAGGCGCAGTACCCCGCCAAGGGGCAGACGCCCAAATACCCGAGCCTGGTGCTGCTGATCGACAACGCCGAACTGGACTACTTCAGCGGGGAGCAGCACTGGGAGATCTCGGTGCGCGGCCTGCTGCTGACCGGGCTCTTCAACGAGCAGCGCCATCACATCGGCGAGGTGGACCCGCTGATCGCGCCGCTGGTCGATCTCTTCGACGCCAGCAACCCGGACGGCTTCCTGCTCAAGCGATCCAACGGCGACATCTGCGACGGCTGCCTGGTGACCGGCGTCCAGCTCGGCGGGATCGGCTACGGCGGCCAGGATCATTATGGGGCGACCATAACTTGGAACGTGAAGCTACGGAGGTTCGCGTCATGAGCGACGAGGTTCTTTACCGGTTTACCCCGCACTCGGACGGCGCGTTCGTGCGCGGCGTGCCGCAGCGGGATCTCACGAAGGCGGACGTGGACCGCATGACCGGGCAACAGCGGGCGGACGCGTTCGCTCCGCACCCGGTCTACGGCGTGCCGCTCTACACGGAGGTCAAGGCAAAAGCGGCCGCGAGCGCGGTCAAAAAGGACGGTGACGCATGACGGTTCCGGTCGGACCTCCGAATCTCGCGCAGCTCTACCGCTGCCAGACGGGCGTGGAAGTCGCCCGCGGCACGAAGGTCACGAAGACGAACCGCTGGTACGGCATGCTCGCTCTCCAGCGGCGGCACGCGCTTGCGGACAGCGAGGAGTACAGCGGCACGTTCTTCGGCGACCTGACGCCCGTGCGCGGCCCAGCGATCGTCGACGGCACCTACGCGCAACTGATGACCTACGAGGATCCGCACCTGCTCCGCTACGCAATGGCGGGCGGCATCAGCGCGGTCGACGACGGCAACAGCACCCACGGCTACACCTACACGTTCCGCCACTCCGGCAGCCGCGACGACCTCGACACGTTCAGTGCCGAGTACGGCGACCCGATCATGATCTTCGAGAGCGAGGCGTGCTTCTTCCCGGAGTTCACAATCTCCGGCGACATCGACGACCCTCAGGGCGCGTGGAAGTGGAACAGCCGCGTGATCGGCATCCGCAAGGAGCTGAAGGCGGTCCTGGAGGATGTCGCCGGCACGGGCGGCAGCACGACCACGTTCGTGAAGAGCGCCTGGGGCCAGACGATCGACGCGCTGATCGGGCGCTGGATGCACATCAAGAGCGCCACGCAGGCGACGATCGACGAGCTGTGGCGCGAAGTGCTGGACAACGACGCCACCTCGCTGACCTTCACGGCGCTGCCGGCGACGATGACCAGCGGCGACGTGATCGACCTCTACCCGGCGTTCACGAGCGGCATCAGCGATCGCACCCGGGAGACCATCAAGGG